TCCAACAGCAGATCTTCCTTGGGCTGCTGTTTTAATGCCAACTACTTCTTCAGGTACTTCTGGTGTGGGTGATGGTACTCATGGCTTGGTTGAAGGTTCATGGGTTATGGGATTCTTTAGAGATGGACCTGATGCTCAAGATCCAGTTATTATGGGAACTATTATGGGCATTAATGATAGTGGGGCAGAACCTACTATGGGATTTAATGATCCGTATGGTGTTTTCCCTAGAGAAGCAGGAACCGATGTAGGAACAAGAGCAGTAGGACTGGATTATGAGAGAAAAGTTCCAGTTGGAGTATATGAGCCTGAAGATGCTTATGCTGCAGAATATCCATATAATAAAGTAAGACTTACTGAATCAGGTCATCTTATCGAATTTGATGATACTCCTGGAGCGGAAAGAATTAATATTCAACACCGCGCCGGAGCTTTTATAGAATTACGCCCAGATAACAAAATGCGCACTCGTTCAAAAGAACGATATGACGCAATGACCCAATGGATTGTTACAATAACAGGAGATGCATCAGTTAATGTTGGTGGTAATATGTCCACCACAGTTCAAGGAAATGCTAACCTTGCTGTAAAGGGAAATTCTAATATTGATGTTAAAGGTAATTCAATTAATCGTATTAATGGATCTTCTGTAACATATACAACTGGAAATACTCAACTTCAAACTCAAGGCGACATTAATGTAAAAACATTGGGTGACGTGAGAGTTGATGCTTCTGGGTCATTAACAGTTAGATCAGATGGAGATCAATTTTATATTGCTCCTAATATTACTTTTTCAGCTCAAGATACAATTACTGCAGTAGCAGACCATATTTTCTTAACAGCTCATACTTCTTTTGGTGCTAATGGTCCAAAGTATTCCATTAATGCTACAGAAGAAATTTACATGGATGCTCCTAATCTAAAAGGTGAAATTGATAATTTAGATATGAGCATCTCAGAATTAGCAATCAAAACAGATAATATTTCAATGAGTGCTACTTCCACGATTGACCTAGAAGCAGATTCAGAAATAAATCTTTTGACAACTACATTTAATGCTGATGCTTCTTCTGAAGCAAATATTACATCTGCAACCACAAATATAGATGGAGATTCTGAAGTAAATATTTCTGGTGCAACAACTAATGTTGGATCTTCTGGAACTACAAATATTAAATCTTCTACTTTGAATTTGAACCCAGGTGGAACTATGAGTCCATTTAGTCCTTCTTCTCCTGGCGCAGAAGCTCCTATATTACATACACCAGACGAACTTCTAGAAAGAGTAGATTTACCAGGTGTTGGATTTACAGATGACGAAGCAACACCATTCTTAATTGAGATTGAAGAAGCTGATACTGATATTCAATTTCCAACTCCAAAATATTCTGTAATTAAGCCTGATGGTACTTCTTCTGTGTCTCAACAAATTGATGCTCTTAGACTTACTGGTAGATCAGGAGAAAGTAATTCTAGAATTTCTGGATGGAGTGGTACAAGTCTTTCAGCTACAGATACTCAAATTCCAGAAACAGATTCAGGAACTATATCTTCAACTGGTAAAATTATTAATGATACACCAAGAGTTAAATATGTTAATCAATATGCAACTCGTAATAAAGAAATTCAACCAGCACTTGAAAGCATTATTATTTCTGCAGCTAACTCCACTGGCTTGGATGTTGAAATTTTCTCTGGTGGTATGACACCTCAAAGAAGAACTGGCTCCGATCGTCACTTAAATGGATATGCTGCTGATGTATGGCTTTATAAAGATGGTAAGCGTTTGACTGTAAATTCACCAGATCTTCATGCTTGGGTCCAAGCTGCTAAAAATGCTGGAGCTACCGCAATTGGAGCGGGTATTGGTTATATGGGTAATGTTGGCGTTCACCTCGACATATCTGCTGGAAATACAGTACCGGCCAATTCAGCCACATATTGGGGAGCTTCTGGTAGATCAGCCAATGCTCCTTCATGGTTAGTTAAAATTATGACATCATAGGAGAAAATTATGCCTAATCCAGTTGTTCAAGGATCTGCATCTACTGGAGATCCATGCGGTGCTCCTCCAAGACCGCCTTCAGCTTTTAGTGGAGATGTTTTTATAGAAGGTAAGGCAGTAGTGAGACAAGGTGATGCATATGCTGCTCATGCTTGTCCAGGTGCGCCTCCTCATGGAGCTACAGCTGCAGCAGGTTCACCAAATGTAAATGTAAATGGTAAACCCATACATCGAGTTGGAGATGCTATTTCATGCGGAAGTTCTGGCGCAAATGGTGCTGGAAGTGTAAACGTCAATTAAACAGATATAAATAATAGCATGAGTACACAAATTTTATCAGATAAAAACGTAGAGGTTGCATCTGCAAAAGTAGTTGCACGCGCTAAGCCATACACAGATTTAGACTTAAAGTTTAAGCCACATCCAAATTTTGGAGATGTTGTTCCAACTAAGGACCTTGTGGCAATTAAAAATTCTGTAAAAAATATTGTACTTACGGGCTATGGCGAAAGACCATTCCAACCTACTTTTGGAAGTCGTGTCACTCAATTTATGTTTGAGAATCCTGATCCAATTACTATATCATTAATTAAAGACGAAATTATAAATGCAATTAAAAGATTTGAGCCAAGGGTTGCTGTACAACGCGTTGATGTAGAAGATAGATCTGATAATAATGCTATATTTGTTTCTATTTCAGTATTAGTATTATCAAGACAAGAAATCGTTGACGTTGAATTATTTTTAGAGAGAACAAGATAAATGGCTACAAAAATTAAAAATGTCACGGAGCTGGATTTTGATCAGATTAAAACAAATCTGAAAGCTTATCTAAGTTCTCAAGAAAAGTTTAATGACTACGACTTTGATGGTGCAGGCCTCAATGTTCTTTTAGATGTTTTGTCATATAATACTCAATATAACGCTTTACTATCTCATATGGTGGCAAATGAAGCATATTTAGATACTGCACAAATTCGTTCTAACGTAGTATCAAGAGCAAAAGACCTTGGATATATTCCACAATCTAATGTTGCTGCGACAGCTCTTTTGAAAGTAACTGTAACCGGTGATGCAGACTCTGCAGCTACATTACAAATCACAAAAGGGACTACATTTTCTGGCCAAATTGGTTCAGAGCAAAAAGACTTTGTTACTAATAAATCTTATATTGCAACAAAAAATAGCTCAAATCAATACGTATTTGATAACGTAACTATTCACGAGGGAAGATTGAATACCTTATCTTATCGTGTAGATAATCGTATTGAAAGACAAAAATTTAAAATCGACGATTCAAAGATCGATACTTCTACAATGTTAGTTCGTTCACGCGAATCTCTGACTTCATCTGATTATAGAACTTTTACTAAGTACACAAACCTTCTTGATGTTACTTCAGACACAAGAGTATATTTCTTACAAGAAAATTTTGAAGGTAAATACGAATTTTATTTTGGTGACAATATTCTAGGTTTGAAACCAGATACTGGAGAAATTGTAGAATTAACTTATATTTCTACAAATGGTGTTGATGGTAATGGTGCTAAAACATTTACTATTAATGGTTCAATTGGAGGCTTTACTTCAATCTTAGTAGAACGTGCTACTGGCTTTGATAAAACAGTAAATGGTACTAATAGAGAATCTATTGAATCAATTAAGTTTAATGCTCCAAAACTATTTGCTGCGCAAAACAGAGCCGTTACATCTGAAGATTATAAAACTATTTTGAATGCTAATTATGATTTTATTCAAGATATTTCAGTTTGGGGTGGAGAAGTAAATGACCCACCTCTTTATGGTAAAGTTTTTATTTCTATTAAACCAGTAGATGCAGATTTCTTAACTGATGCTACTAAAGACGGTATTAGTAGTTTCTTAGCAAATAAAAACGTTGGATCGGTTACAGTAGAAATTGAAGATCCAGATTATACTTATATTACTGGCACTGTATTATTTAAATACGATCCAAACAATACTGATAGAACTCAGGCTCAATTAGAAGCTTCGGTAAGAGATGCTATTACATCTTATAATTCTACTAAGCTTGGAAAGTTTGACGGAGTTCTTCGTTATTCAGAATTGCTAAGAGTTATTGACAATGTTGATGATGGAATTCTAAACTCTTTTGCCAGATTGGAAATGCATAAACATGTTACACCAGTTACAAATGTAGCTTCAAACTATACTGTAAAATTTTCTGCGCCAATCTATATTACTGAAGAAGATGAAGCAACATTAAGATCAAATACATTTACAGTGAATCAAACTGAAGTAACTTTGTCAGATATTCCAGTTGGTGACGGTACAAACAATCGTACAGTTCAATTATTAAGTGCTGCTACTGGCGATGTTGTTTCTGCAAATGTTGGTACATTATATCCAGAAAAAGGTTTATTAGAAATTACAAATATTAATGTGACTTCAACTGATACTATTTTTATATATTGTAACCCAGATTCTTATGACATTGCTCCAAAATTCAATCAACTTGTATCATTAGAATTAGATGAAACACCTGGTATTACAATTACTGGTGAACAAGATACAATTGCTATCTTAGGTTCTTCTGGTGCAGCAAATTATACAACATTTAGTAAGCACGACTAATGCATAGAGATAATATAGAATCAAGTAGAGTAGAAGGATTAATTCCTCAGCAGTTAGTAAACGATGCTGGGCCATTAATCGAATTCTTAAAAGAATACTACAAATACTTAAACCAGAGTAACAACCCTTCTGGTGTTATCAATGCTATGCTTGATAATCGTGATTTAGATCACGCTGTTGATTCTTTCATAGATCTAATTCGAAAAGAAATTGGTGAAGGTCTTGTAAAAGGAATTGTCACTGATAAAGTAAATCTTTATAAAAATGTTACTGATTTCTATCAAGCTAAAGGTTCTTTAGATTCTTTTAAATTACTATTTAGATTTTTATTTAATGTTGAAATCGATATTCGTCTTCCAAAGGAACAAATTCTTATTGCTTCTGATGGTAGATGGTCTCAGCAAAATTCAATCTTTATTAATGTTACAGAAGGTGAAGCCTTTGATCTTTCTGGTAAAACATTAATAGTAACTTCTGGTGGTTCCAATATTGTAGTTGAAGTTGACCGAGTTAAAAAAATTGGTCAAACCTCAAATTATGAAATGGTTATTACTAAAAAGACTCAAACCGCAACAATTGCTGCTGGAACTGAAGTTACTCTAAATGGCGTAGAATTTACAGTAGTTAATTCTCTTAATACAGCAACTCTTGTTCATGGTGGTTCAGGATTTGAAGTTGGCCAAATTTTTGATATTGATGATGGCACAGTTGATGGAACAAGAGCAAAGGTTGCAACTGTAGATTCAAGCGGTGCTATTACAAAATTAGATCTTTTACAATTTGGTGTTGGATATGCAGCAAACTTTACTGCACGATTAGTTCCACAATCAGAACTAAATCCTGGAGATCAAGATGTAATTGTTACAACAACTCCAGACGATGACGAAACAAATCATCCTACCCATGCTATTTTTACATTTAGTAATTCAACACTAGCACAATATGCTGGTTCTTATATTACTAATAAAGGTTTCTTATCAGACGATATTTATCTACAAGATAACTATTTCTATCAACAATACTCTTATGTGATTAAATCTGGTGAACAGTTTAATAAGTATGATAATGTTGTTAAGAAAACAGTGCATCCAGCTGGTATGCTTATGTTTGGTGAGTTTGAAATTAATAATGAGTTTGATCTTGCTAGAAGTATTGCATTATTGGCTCGTTACTACTATGATCGTTTTTATGATAATGTTCAAACTGAAGATAATGAAGCAGATTGGGAATTGCAAAAACCAATTAATGAAACTCAATATGCTACTCAGCAATTTGATTGGGAATTTTATAAACCAATCATTGAACAGCAATATGCAACTGAAGTTTATGTCGCAACATTTAGAAAACCATTTAGTGATTCAGCAACTACTTCAGATGATGATATTTTCCAACTTGGAAAGAACGTTTCTGAAACGATAAATAGTATTGATACCGGAGCCGTTGCTCTAAACCCATATGCGATATCTTATTTCGCCGAAGAATATACCGAAGGTATTACTTCATTTACATAAACTAGGAGAGACTTTAATGAAAGCGCAAGAATTTTTGCATCCCAAAGGCGAATTAGATATCGTCATTTTAGGTGCAGATGGAAAAACTAAGGAAAAGATTCATATCAATAACCTTGTTGTTCAAACCGGTCGTGATTTTATTGCTGATAGAATTATTAGCAGTTCTAATTTTGATCCA